CATTATTAACTATAGCAGTTCTTGGTACTGATATATTATTTCTTTCAAGTGCAAGAGTAGATGTCATTTTATTATCACATAGTAGCATTGTTTCTAAATCGTTTATTAAAAAGAAACCAATGTTCTGTAATGTAGAAATTAATGCTTGAGATGTTAATGATTTTAAAGCTCCAGCTCTTACAAATACTATAGTATTTTGTACTGTGATATCGATTTCATTATCCTTACCATCATAATTACGTATCTTTACTGAACCAATTTCAACATCACTTGAAACCATATAAGCTTCTTCTATATCAATTAAAGTATTTTTAATTTTATTTTTATCACATACTTTCTGCATAAGTTCCGCGAAAGTACCCTCCTCATCTCCGAGGCCCATAATTACTACATGTAAATCCTTAGCTGGAGTTACATCTTCTACTAAATATTCTGTGAACTTTTCCATTCTGTTTCAAACCATATATTTCCGTCTTCGTCTTTTATATATTTATCAGTTTCTGAATCTCCACTTATAATACCAAAAGGTAACATATCATCCTGTATAGCTTTTAACCTTTCGTTATATAACATAGTCTTCATGTTTATATTTGTAATAGTTTGGAATATATCTGTTGTTGTAAACCATGCAAATAAAACAAGATTCATCATTAAGTCATCATGATTAGGCGGTAGTGCTTGCCATGAATTACCCTTAGATACAAATGTACTCATTTCTATTATTGTATCTGAATCATATATCATTAATTTTTTCTGTTCTAATAATTCTTTTATAGAAGAACAACCAATTCTTTTTACCCTTTTTGTCATTGTGCAACCTAAAGCATTTGCTTTAATCGTAGATTCCACAAACATATTTTCGTATTCTAGTTCATAATATAATCCATTACATACTATACCACCTTGGTCATTACTTTCTATAATAACATATGCTTCATTATATGTCCTAGCATATTTGTATATAATATCAGGCATTAACATTGGTGATATATTGTTATCTCTAAATGTAGCTACCTGTTGAAAAGGAGTTGTACTTACATCTATAATTGTAAATGTTGTATAATCTTGAGCTCTACCCTTTGATACGTCAACAGTCATTACATAATTATGTCCAGGTTCTGGTTCAACATACACATTAATGTTTTCTTTATAATATAAAGGTGCTCTACTTTGTTGTGCTAATAATGTTGAAGCATCTATCAATGTATTACCTCTACCATGGAATGTATTACCAAACTCTTGGTCAAATTGTAATTCAGATGTATTTGCAATTGTTGTTTCTTTCCACTTTTCGTCTCTACCTGGTACATCCCACCAATCTACACGAAAAGGTTTAAATTCATTTGTTCCTTGTTGTGCTCCTTCCCATAGTTTATGATATACATTACCGATACCATTTGCAGTAGAAGTAATAATAACTTTAGTATCTGCACCAGCTGATACTACAGGATAAGTTGATGTATAAAATTGAGCATCATTTTCTACAAAAGCAAACTCATCTAGGAATAATAAGTTAATAGACAAACCCCTGATAGAACTACCGGTTGTTGCTGATGCTACGATTCTCGAATTATTACTAAATTCTAATGAACCTTTATTAAGTGATTTACAACCAGGCTGTAAAAAGAAAGGTAAGTTTTCTAGTGCTAAAGTAATCCTAGATAACATCTCTCTGGCAACTGCACCTTTGTTTGCCAATACAGCAATAGTTTTTTCTGGATAGAATATGGCATACCATAATAAAAATACAACTGATGATATTGATTTACCACTTTGACGACATGCTAATACAATATTAAATCTGTTTTCTTTAAAAGACTCAAACATATTACGCTGATAATCGTATAACTCAAATGGTATTAAACCTTCATCAAGTGAAATAATCTTTACATATGTTTCTGCGAAGTATGAAGGATCCTCCATACACTTTTGGTATTCTAATATTTCGTCTTTAGTAAATGAAGTTTCTACGCCATCCCTTTTAACATTGGGATTACCTAGATATCCAAATTCGTTATTCTTCAGTGTTGACATCGATTACTTCGTCCTTTTTTAATAACATTCTTTGTAAATCTGTTGTGCTACCTACAAATACATTGTTATTAGTTACCTTTTTAGCTTCGGCCCTTTCTTCTTTCGTGATATCTGCTTTATCTTTTTGCAGTTTCATCAGTTTCTCTGTAGTATCACCAATATCTTTAATAGTTTTTGATAAAACTTCAAAGGCTCGCGGGTGCTCGCTCTCGCGTGCGAGCTCAGCTAAAACATCTAAGGACCTAGTACCGACTTGAATTAAATCTTTATAGGTTCGTCTAGAAAAATCATAATCATCTTTCACGTCTTTGTCAAGCTTAATCGGTCTGTCCTTTAATGTTGTAGGAACATTCTTCTCTAAGTTTTTCATCATTTTATTTTTATCCATTATTCACCATCAGTAATTGTTGTTGTCACAGTATAATTATCAGCAGTGTCTGTATTACTTACTGTAAAGTCCATCTGCTCAAATGTTTTTGTTACATTGTCTTTATCATGGAAATCAATATTAATTTCTCTAATAACATTAACATCTGCAGTTGGTCCATAAAATTTCATTTTCATAACAAAGTCTAATTGATATACTAGTGACCTTCTCTCTGTAAATCCACCTTCATATGTATCTTCAATACCTATATTATTTAATATTACTTGTACATCTTGTTTATGGTCAAAATTATCAACAGGTTTTATAGTAACCGAATACTCTGGTTGAAAGAATGGTAATATTTGTTCTAATATTTGTAACCCATCATCTTGATTCTTTACCATAATGAATAAAGACATACCAATATTATATGAAGTATAATGTTTTATTGTTTTCTTTTTAGTTACATCACTTCCGTGTGTCTCACTAATAACATTTCTTTTTTGTAATTTTTGTGTAGTGTCAAGTTCTAATCCACTAATCTCAAATGCCATCCTTGGTAACTTAATAGCCAAAGGTGCATCAATACCAGTTTCCTGGTCTAATCGAGCTAAGAATTTTTGTTTTGGTCCATAAGCCAGTGGTACTTTAACTTGATTAAGTACACCACCTCCAGCTTTCTTTCGTACTACTTTTATATTATTAAATAAAGTACCAAAGACCGCAACGGACTTTCTCATTGTAGCGTGATAAAAATGATCTCCAAACATTAAGGTTCTCCAAATGGATTACTTTCGCTGAAATCCATAAATCCAGATTCAAAAGCCTCAAAGGCAATATTCTCAGCAGCACCATCAGTTATAAATGCCTCACCTGATGTATCATCTAATCCGTATATCTTTGTTATATTAACACTGTACCCCGATTCATCTCCAACTAAAGGTTGTGTAGCTGATACTACAAAATCTCTAGCATCATTAGATCCAGTGACTCCTACATTTTGTAAATATAGTTTACCTACTGTATTTGAAACTTTATCTCTTGAGGCAACTTCTCCAAATACTACGATTGCTGGAGTATCTCCCACCGCATCTACTTGTGTTTGCCTTAATACTTCTCCTACTTCTGGATGGTTACCACCTGTAACTGATACATCAACCACAACTTGGAAACTACTTTGAGATATTTTATCATCAATAGCATCAATCCCTGTTTCGAAATCTTCATCATTATATTCAAATAATCTACATTGCATTTTATATGTAGGTAAATTTGATAATTGGAAGAATGGTGAATCATCTTCAACATATGAAATCTCAAAGAATGAGTTTGTCATAGGTAAAAATATTAAATCACCTTCCTGTGGTCTAGGGTCTGTTCTTGTTTCAAATCTTCCAATAGTCTGATTCCACATTTTACGTGATACTACGAATGTGGCTTCGTCTCTTATTTCTAAACCGAACTTAGAATATAAATCTCCATCGCCTTCAAATCCTTCTACATTTTCAAAATACATTTCAATTAAATAAGCGTCATCAAAACTAGAGGCAGGATCCTCATTTAAAATATTATCACGGTTTACTAAAGTACGAGGTATATAATATACATCTTGGCCATAAATCTTTAAAGATTCTATAATTAGATCTTCGTATAAATTCTGCTCCGACTTTACCGCTTGACTGAAATAAACATTTCTTGGCATAAATTATCCTGTAAAAAAGTCAACTGGTGCTTCCCAGTTAAGTCTTGCCTCTTCTTCTAATCTTTCTAAATCTGCAATAGCATCATCATATAATTGTCTTCCATTGAATGTAACACCACCTGGCATTTGCATTCCTTCAAATTTTAATAGGTTTAATCCCCATTGTTTTTTAATTAATGCTGTACAATATTTCTTTAAGTAATAATCGTTATATACTTGTGTGTAAGTATCGGGATCAATGATCCTATAACATTCTACTACAAGCTTTTGCCCAACTGCAACTTCTTCTGACCAATCCATGTGAATAGTTAATCTATCCTTATGTCTTTCAAAACTAATATGTTTATCATCAGAATCTACTACAGTATCTAATAGGTTTAAGTATTCCATACTCATAACGTATTCTGCTAAGCTACCCATAAACCCTAGGTTATACATATCGTTTAAATGTAATTGATATCTTACATCAAACATTTTATC